TGTCAATCTTGACAGAGTATCGCACATGATCACAAAACTGGAAGCTGATGGAAAGAACTTTATTGGTGAGGCGAAACTGCTCTCTACTCCAATGGGGGAAATTGCGAAAGCACTAATCAAAGACGGTGGTAAACTTGGTGTCTCTTCAAGAGGCATGGGTTCACTAGAATCTCGTGGTGGTGCAAACTATGTGAAAGACGATTTTTATCTTGCCACTGCGGCAGATATTGTTGCAGACCCTTCTGCACCTCAGGCCTTCGTTGAAGGTATCATGGAAGGTAAAGAATGGATTTGGGACAACGGAATCTTGAAAGAAGTAGAGATTCAGAAAATCAAGGATGGGATCAATGAGAGTGTAAGAAGGAGACAGTCTAATGTTTCCGCACTTGCATTTGCAAAGTTCCTGTCAAAACTTTAATCATTATAAATATGTTAAGACAACAACTCAAGGAGAAATCCCAATGTCAGAACTAGACAAGACAATTGAGGAACTAGAAGCGGAAGTTTCAGCAGAACTTGCTGAAGCATCACAAGATGCGCCTGCAAAGGGTGCTGCTAAAGGTGACTCAATGGAAAAAGTAGAGGGTGAAGTCCAAGACTTGGGTGGTGCCGGTGCTGATACACCAGAAGAGAAATCTGCTTCGCATAACAATGCGGCAAAAGCAAAGAAAGTTTCTGGTGATCCTCAACAAAAAGGCGCTGCTGGAGAACAGGGCGGTGAACCCACTGCGACTAAAATCCAAGAACCTCTTGCTGCTGGTGTAGAAATAGACCATGACGGAGAGGAACTAGAAGAAGCTCGTATGACTAAAGAGGCAATGAAAGATGCTATGATTGAAAAACTATCAGGCATGAAGGCAGTTGACCTCAAGGCTGCATACGATGCTATGATGACAGACAAAGAAGAAGAAGAGGAATCAGCACAGGTTGACGAATCTACTTTGGAAGACCGTTTGGCATCTGTAGATGTTTCTGAAGATGTTCATGCACTTACTGCTGGTGAAGAACTTACTGAAGATTTCAAAACTAAGGCTGCTACAATTTTTGAAGCTGCCGTTAAGTCTAAACTTCGTTCTGAAGTCGAAAGAATTGAGTCTGAAAAGACACAGGAAGTCGCTGAAGAAATCAACCGTGTTCGTGACGAACTAACTGAAAAAGTTGACTCATACATGAACTATGTTGTAGAAGAGTGGATGAAAGAAAACGAAATCGCAATTGAGAGAGGTCTCAAGGGTGAGATTGCTGAAGATTTCATCACTGGTCTAAAATCACTTTTTGAAGAACATTACATTGATGTTCCAGACGAAAAGTATGACCTACTAGGAACTCAGTCTGAAAAGATTGATGAACTAGAGGCAAAACTTAACGAACAAATTGAAAAGACTGCTGCTATTAAGAAGCGTAATGATCAACTAGTTTGTGAGTCAGTCTTTGCAGAAGTTTCTGCTGACCTTGCCGACACAGAAGTTGAAAAGTTCAAGGGACTTGTAGAAGATGTAGACTTTACTGATGAAGATTCTTTCAGAGGTAAACTTGCAACGCTTAAGGAAAGTTATTTTCCAAAGGCAACCACTATCGCTGAATCTGTAGACTCTGAATCTGACGGTTCTGAATCTTACGATACAACTGGTGCAATGGCCGCTTACATGGCTGCAATCAGTAAGAATGTAAAGCGAGCTAATGAAAAATAAGGTGTAAACCTAATTTTTTATAAATATTATTAGAAAACTCAATAAGGAGAAACTACAATGTTCCAAACAGAACATCTACAGGAAAAGTGGCAGCCAGTCCTAGAGCACAGAGATCTTCCAGAGATCAAAGACTCTTATCGTAAGGCTGTAACCACAGTTATCCTAGAAAACCAAGAAAAAGCACTTCGTGAGGATGGAAGATTCCTTTCAGAGGCTGCTCCAACAAACGCAACTGGTGCTTCAGTTGATAATTGGGATCCGATCCTAATTTCACTTGTTCGCCGTGCAATGCCAAACCTAATCGCATATGATGTCGCTGGTGTTCAACCAATGACTGGCCCAACTGGACTAATCTTTGCGATGCGTTCTCGTTACAGTTCGCAAACTGGTGGCGAAACTTTCTACAACGAGGCTGATACAGACTTCTCTGGAACTGGTGCTCAAGTAGGAACTAACCCTGCTGTTCTTAACGATGGCACACCTGGCACATACACAAATGGTTCTGGTATGTCAACTGCTGCTGCAGAAGCACTTGGTGACTCTGCATCTAACAGTTTCGCTGAAATGGCATTCTCAATTGAGAAGCAGACTGTTACTGCGAAATCTCGTGCCCTAAAAGCAGAATACACAATGGAACTTGCACAAGACCTTAAAGCAATTCATGGTCTTGACGCTGAGACAGAACTTGCAAACATCCTTTCTGCTGAGATTCTTTCTGAAATCAACCGTGAGGTTATCAGAACTATCTACACAACTGCTAAAGTTGGTGCTCAAAACGATACTGCAAACGCTGGTATCTTTGACATGGATGTTGACTCAAACGGCCGTTGGTCAGTTGAGAAGTTCAAGGGTCTAATGTTCCAAGTTGAGAGAGAAGCAAATGTTATCGCTCAACAGACTCGTAGAGGTAAAGGTAA